CAAAAATCGTAATGAAATACCAAAATTAGTTATTCCACCTGGATCCGCTTTGTCTTGGGATAAACCACCCTCATGGCGTAAAACATATTGCACACATGAATCAAAATGCGCCATGTATTACCCCTAGAACGTTTGTTGACCGCCAAACTGATGGCCATACTTTTGCTGAAAACGCTGTTTAGCAAGCTGCTCATTCTCTTTGAGGTGTCGCATAATCATCTCACGTGGCACATCTTGCATATTTAACCCTTCAGCAACCGGGATACCTCTATTAGGATTTTTAAAGCCTTCACGTGGTTTACGGGTACGTTCTGTTACTACAGGTACGGGTTGATTTTTTGCAGATTCGTTCTTTGACATCAGTAATCCTCTGAGTTGTTTTATTTATCCTATCAAACCTAAATTGACATAACAAATAAAAAAGCTCAGTGTTAGGGTTTGTTTTTACGTAGAAAATTAATTAAGAATAAAATATCATGGTGGGGTTGAACTTTAGCCCTGCCAAAAACAGGGCTGTTCAAGCTGAAGGCATCCGTTACACGACAACAACACTCCACAAGAGTTCGTGAATTTTAACGGATGTCCTTTGTTAACGCAACAATGGGATGTTAAAAAATGTCAAATAATTACAAAGAAACCTGGTTTGTCGTTCCATCTTACATTTTGGATTTACCTGGCTTAACTCTTGGCTACCTCAAAGTTTACGAAACTATCTTTCAATTCCTGAATAAAAATCTTCCATGCTACCTAAACAATGAAACGATTGCCTCACGAACTAATCTTGAAATTCGCCAAGTTCAATATGCCATCGAATTTTTTGAAAAAGCTGGCGAATTACTAAGAATTACAAAAGGGAAAAAGCGCTACATCACGCGCCAGATAAGGCTTGTCGAGATAGATAGTACTGAAAATGTACAAGCATGCACTACAGTGCACCCCATGCATGCACCACAGTGCACCCAGAATATAAAGAATATTAATAAAACCTTTAGTGAGGACAAACCGTTAGAAAAGGCTTCGCCCACACAAACAAAAAACGAGAATTCTTTGTCTATTTTTTTACCAGACAAATACCTGGCGTTACAAAATAAATTAAACCAGCAATGCTTGAAAGATAGAAAATGCAACGAATTGTTCAATAATAAATTTAAAAAAGTAGATGTCACAATTGAGGAGATGCTTGAGGAATGCGTAATGTATTATGCGATGAAGCCAAATTCACAAAATGTTTCACCTCACCGGTTTTTAGCCTGGATTAAAAGAGAAAATGTAGAACTGTATGATAAAAAGCCCGATTCCGTGGCTTATAAATTATGGCGTGACCTTAATGACGTTGAAAAAACTTTAATTTCAGAATATAAACATTTTCAAAAATATCCATTATTGAAAAATAATTTATCTGAAGAAAAGAAAAGGGCAGCCCAAGAATTAATTCAATTATTGCAATCCACTCAAAATATGAGGGCTATATGATGTAAGCCATGAGTAAATGGGATCGTTTAACCATGGCTAAATTTAGAGGTTTTGCGGGCTAATCATGCTCGAAATAGTTATCAATCATGGATTGGATTATTTCTCTTAGAGCTTTATCAAGCAATATTATTTGTAACTCTTCTTTCGTGAAGTCATTCATCTGTAGAATTCTCCGTTCGCGCATAAAGTGAGTTGTGAATAATAATCTCATGGTCACATTCTTGACATACTGCAATCAAACTTTCTTTGATAAAGAAATGGTAACATCCGCATTGACATGGAATAACTTTGTATCTGCTAGATAAATTAATTACATTATTGCTCATGGTCATCGTCGCCTCATATAATCAGCTCTTAAATGGTTATCGGATCTTCTTTCGTGAAGTCATTCATTCTTAATCACCAATATGTAATCACACATACGATTAGAACAGGAGCATCGCGTCTCGATTATTTTAGTGCGGTCTTCGTTCCAAAATACTGCTGCTGTATCGCACAACTTACTATGACATTTCTGACAGCTTTGCGTGAGTGTTGTTATGTTGTCTTTCGTGAAGTCATTCATGAAACTCACCTTTATCATAGTAATTTTCGATCATGGAATGAACCTTTTTATAAACAACATCATGACCATCTGACTTAAACTCATGTAAGCTAACATTTTCAGCTCTATCCATTCCCCAAAATAATATTATTTCTAGTTCTTTTTTAGTGAAATCATTCATATTAGTTATCCCCTTCTCTTAATAAATATTTTTCAATTTCTTTAGGAGGCTGCCAAATATGCAAACAATGTTTATGCAAATTAACATATTCAGATTTTTTAGGATGAAATTGCAAACACAAATCTTCCTCATCGAAAAATAAATCTTTAATAAAACACATTTCATTCCATGATGGATTTCTATGCGCTAATGAAACGCTTACGTGATTCCATCCATCAGGCTCAAAGGATGCAATAACCCTTAAGTGCACCTTTAATTGATGTTTTTGATATGGAACTAAATAAGATTGAAGCTCTTTAGGTAAAAGAGGCGATTTCACCCTATATTTTTCTGGTAGGTTCATTATTATTCCTAAAATCATTGGTATAAAATCCTCTTGCTGGTGTACCGCAAAAATAAGACCATGAAATAAGCAATCCTAAGCGTTGAGCTTCCCGTTGCTGTTCATCTGTAATTTTACGCCCACATTGATTCCTGCATTTCGGAGATGCGCAAAATGTTTTATCTTTATAACAAGTCATTTTAATAGCCTTAATTTATAAAATTGCATCGAACTAATAGGTAAAGTATTTCGCCTACAGCCATTCCAAATAAAACACAACCCGGCTCTATAAAATTCATTTTATTTCCTTAAGATGTCTCACCCATTCTAAAAGGTTTTCGAACACGCTAGGTTCTAAGTAAATTTTGTTATCGCACTCGCTATCACGGTGAGAACCCGTTCTAAGTATTAGATGGAGTGGTGTGCGTTCTATGTAAACTCCGTCACCTAAATAACAATGATTCATTCTTTCTTCTGGTGTCATTAAAGCCCTCCGTTTTTTAATTAAAATTCTAGTTTTTCAAGTGGTTTTCTGTCGTTTGTAATGCTGTACTGTAACCACGCCATATCACGCCTTAAACGTATAAATGATTCGGTTAAGCGTTCCATTGTCCATTTCATTTCTGTGCTGTAAATTCTGAATGTATAGATTCCTTTCGCAATCACATTTCTTGCAACTCATCATCTTCCCCACAAATCATCGTTTTAAGTTTTTCTTTCATGTAACCAAGGTTGTGTTGACCTTCAAGCAATGGTTTCATCATCAAGTACCAGTCACCAATTTGATAACAAATGTGGTCTATTTGATCCTGTGTAAATTTAACTTTATTAGTCATCGCTAGTCCCTATTTTCTTTATTCACAATAAAACACTCTAATAGTATTTTGATATTCTAATTTCAATATCATTAATATTGTCAAGACTCTGTATTACTAGATGATTTATCTCACTTGAATCCCATGAATATTTAATAATTTATTGCTCATTCCTTCGTCGATTACTCCCAAAACGGCATTTATGATTTTTCGCATAAATAATTCGTAAGGTGTCAAATCTTTTTCTTTTATATCTCCAAGTCGAATTGTTAAATCAGGCGTTTTTTTCTCATTCATTTAATTTACTCTCATTAATTTAGACAGATTTTGATCACCACAAGATAACCTGTATTTATATGGCTTTCACCATATTCATCCACACACTTACCCACACTTTTTGTGGATAAATTATTCTCTAAAAAAATCCTCAATTTTAATATCAATATTATTCTCGTTAGCCACTTCAATTAATTTTTTAATCATTTTATAGCTTGGCGATTTACGCTGATGCTCATAATTATCAATCATAGTACGACTAAGACCCATTTTTTTTCCAAAATCAGTTTGCGTCATTCCTAACGTCTTTCTTATTTGTATGACTGGTGATGACATTAAAACCCCCTATTTTTACAGCCCGCATAGTAGGTGAATGACAACCAAATGTAAACCAATAGTTATCTAAATGCAAACTTTTGGTTGACATTGTTAAGTAATCTGTTATCATGCAAGGGTAGTAACAAAACATAACGCAACAAAACATAACGAGAGAAACATGACAACGAAAACACTCGAAGTACCTCTTATAAGACTGGCACAAAATCTAGCTTTCAAAAAAGCCACGCTCATAGATAATGAATACAAGCTTTCTATTGCAGAATTAGATTCTGCTGATAAATTAGAGCTGCTATCTCAATTTATGCAAATCACTGGTAACTTAGATACTTACCTTCAAGAATTTCTCAATGATGCTTGTATGGACAGGATGTATGCGGAATCACAACCGTTTGGGAGCTGGGATGAATAAAAATAACATGCAAGATTTTATTACACCAAAAAAGCGTTTAAAAACCTTTTCCATTTCACGATTAAATTGGATTGATATCATTGCAATCATTATTATTATTTTTGCTATAGGGAGCGTGCAGTCATGGCTTTAAGAGGAATACAACCAGAATTAGTTGAAAAGCGATTAAAAACATTAATGTATGGGGTTGCTGGCTCAGGTAAAACGATGGCGGCCATTAGCTTTCCGCGACCTTATTTAATTGATACAGAAAAAGGCTTTGAACATCAGCAATACTTGGAGAAAATTAAAGAAAATGGGGGATGCGTATTTCATACAATTGACTTTGATGACGTGTTATCTGAAGTGAAAGCACTTGCAACAGAAAAGCATTCCTATAAAACATTAATAATCGATCCCTTAACCGTTATATACAATAACCTCATTGAAAAATGCGCATTCGATAGAATGTCGCCTAAGAATCCTGATGGCATGGCGCATGGCGGCCACTACATTGCTGCTGATCGCAAAATGAAACAGTTATTAAGCCTATTAATTAAGGTTGATATGAATGTCATCATCACGTGTCATTCTAAAAATCTTTATGGCGATAATATGACCGTTCTAGGTCAAACATTCGATGGTTATAAAAAAATCGACTACTTGTTTGATTTGGTATTTGAGATTAATAAAAAAGGTAGAATTCGTGAAGCAATAATTAAAAAAACACGGCTAGAATCTTTTCAAGAAACCGATAGATTCCAGTTTAGTTATGATGAAATAGCAAACCGCTATGGACGTGAAATTCTTGAGAAAGATTGTCAGGAATTACTAGCCACTCCTTCCCAGATAAGTCAAATTGAAAACTACATTAAGCTTATGAATATAAAGCCTGAAATTATTGAAAAATGGCTTAATAAAGGAGAGGCCAATAGCTGGGATGAGATGGATCGCAAACACATGAATTCTATTATTGAATACCTCAAATCTAAATTAACAATGTCGGAGCAAAACAAAAATGAAACTATATGAAATAACTAACGAAGTACAATCAATATTCAATAACATAAGTGAGGACGGCGAGTTATTACAAGAACATCTAGATAATCTTGATGCCCTCCAACAAGAATTTGAATACAAGGCTGTCTCGGTAGCAGCTTATATAAAAAATATCGAAGCAGAAGAAACAATGATTGCTGAAGCAATTAAAGAGATGGCATCCAGAAAGAGTAAGTTAACAAACAAGATACAATCCCTTTCGGATTATTTACAATTTAACCTACAAAAGTTATCAATTAATGAAATTAAAACA